TTGGAATCAAGGGGGTAGGATTATTTTAGCACAAGGGGGCAGAATCGCTTGGTTTTAGGGGGCAGCTTACACTGGATTTTCCAGCTGCTTATCCCTTTATGGTTCGCCATATTCATAGCCTATCTGCCGATATGGTATTTGCAAATGAGCTGGTACTATTTCAGCTTTAGCGATTACTGGGACAGCTATATGGTATTATGGGACAGAATAATGTTGTTTTTAAAACTTAAAAAGGAATAGGAGAAGGTCATGGAAGTAAAGAACGGAATAATAATAGACGGAGTGCTGCATGAAATGGTGTCAATAAGAGAAAACTACTCGTGTGACAATTGCAGCTTGCAAGGAACATGTGATAAAACAGACTTCTTCTTATGTACAGTAATTGCCGGACGGCATAACTCTGATGAACGTTTTATCAATCGTGGCAAAGTAACGGATATTAAGACAGATAAGGAGGAATGACAATGGAAGAAAAAGAAATTGACTGGGAACAGAGGCGTTATGAACTGGCAAAGGCTGCAATGCAAGGATTCTGTAGCAATCCACATCAACAGATAATGGATGCTGACTCAAATATGGTGGCAGAATGGAGTATTGGTTTTGCTGATTCACTAATAAAGAAACTGAAAGGAGAATAACCATGGATGCAGAATTTAAAAACAAGAAAGAAGTGGTCTTTGACGGCAAAGACCTTATATTCAACGTGGACGGAATAGAAATTAGGAACGGGAAACTGCCTGATTCCTTCAGTATAAAAGAGCGCTATGAGATAAGCGCGGAAAGCCTTACCAAGCTTGTCGTAGCGTTGGGTGACGGGAATACGCTGGCTGAATTTATTGATGTACAAGAAGGATTCAGTTTTTCCAGGAAAACACGGGCTATCTATTCCTTGAAGGATGAGTATGTCAAGAAGCTTGTCGAAGAAATAGCCAAGTTGGAAAATAAAGTAAATTCCCTGCAAGATGAAGTTTATGCAGGACGTAGAGAAGCTGCTGATGAAAGATACAAGCGTATACTGCTGGAAGGTTTTATTGAAGAGCACAACAAGCGCTCATGGTGGGGACGGGCAGAAAAGATTGAACTTAAAACGGAAGACTAGCAATGAACCTGCATATTACAGATTTCCCGGAATACCCGTGGAAGACCCTGGATGTGCATAAGGACTTCAGCTACTCGTTCAACATCAGTCCGGGAAAGAAAATAGAGGAGGATTTGTTCGATTCCTCCAAGATGAAAGTTGTGTCCTACAATGAAAACAGCCATGTGCAGATATTGGCTGTATGTGACCCTTACGGACCGCCTTTCTATGTACGCAGTGATATTGATGGTTTGTTATGGTCCTCATGGGTAAAAATAGAGGAGGAACACTTCTGGCAAGAGATTAATGGTTGTGCGGCAACCATTAATTTCCCTCCTCTGTGTACGTCTCATTATTATTTTTAATCGAATTGAACAATCAGAAATTAAAAACTAAAACTTATGGAATCAAAAGATTTTTTAATTGAATCAGAGAATCCGAATAACTGTCATCGGCATTCCTCTCCAAATGGACAAACAGTTCTTCCAGCGAATTCCACTGACGGGAGTCGCCAATGTGAAGAATCATCTTCCACAGATAAGGATTTTCGAGAAACAGAGGAAACATTCGAGCAGCAATCGCATTGTAATGGTCTCTGTGGTATACATTCTCTCTTAGAAGGCTATCCCAGGATTGTAGAAATTTTGGATGAAGAGTTGAAGCGTATAACTCTGGATTCTCTGCCAGAAGGTCATTTAGATAATCCTGGAAAGAAGGGGCGTAATGGCGCTGAACTGATTGCGGATATTGACTCCAAATTCGGAACAAACTATTCAGATTATACATGGAAGCAAGTTCGCAAACGGATTCTTCAAACCACATCAAACCAGACAACTCACCCGTCATAGTTCCGTTGATAATGTGATGGCAATACTCATGAGCAAATTGGTAAATCCATTGGCACCAAAAATCACCTCTTGTGTGAAGGTAAATAATCCTATCATTACCAATGTTGCTGCACATTGGATTATCCTTAAAGTAGTTGTATCTAACCGTACATTTATCTATCGAGGAACAAGGGATTTGAAGTGCATCGCTAAATGTCATATCGACATAACTGAGAATCTCTTTCACGATATACACATTGAAATCACCGAATGCTTCATCAGTGGCAAGCCTTATATTAGGGCTTACTTCAATAACAGGGTATTGCATAATAACTAAGTTTAAAATTTGACGAAACAAATATACAAATAAAAACGGGCACACCCGACATCCATAATGATAAGTTTAGAATTTGACACTTTACTCTTTTTCATTTGGGTGTGCCCTTTATAAAGGAAAAAAATGATTATATGACAGAAGAACTTGTAACATTGGAAACTGCGAAGGTGCTGAAAGAGAAAGGATTTAAAGAAGATGTTAGTGTCTTTTACGAATTGGTGTGTGAAGAAGGTAGTTATGAGTATGAGCTATTTGAAAGCTACGATGCCCAGAATTACAATGCAAGCGTTTACTCTTTCTCTGCCCCAACTCAATATATCGTCCAGAAATGGCTGCGTGAAACCAAGAACTTACAGATTGAAATATACCGAAGTGCCGTAGGGTACGGCTATGCTATAGTGAAATCCGATAACGGAACGTGGCAGGAAGATGATGATTCCAGGGGGCCTAATGATGGCGGTCTGTGGGATACCTACGAAGAAGCACTTGAAGCAGGAATACAAGAAGCGTTAAAACTTATATGAAAATGACTCCTATTGTAAATGATGCTTATAGACTTAGAAAGCTTCTAGAAAAAGCAACGGGAATAAAAGTTTATAAATCAGATTTACTTTCTAATTATTTCAATTGTTATCTAAGCATAACGCAAGAGTATAAGAATGAAACTAATCCGCATATTACAGTAGCGCAAGGTGACTGGTCGATAGTAAATGGCGGTGAATATAAAATTTCACTCTATACACCTACAATCGTCATTAAAGGCAAGAAGGTGCTTAATACTCGTTTTGTAAAAGATGTAGCCTATAAGATAGTGGAAGCATTAAATGATGAATTTGGAGAAGATAATTGGAATACGTGCAACAATGAAACGAGAGTTTGGCTTCCCATGTCTCGAAACTCGTTCTATTTGCAAATTCCAAATTTTGAGAAGTATTAAAACTTATATGATATGGCTAAGAAAATAATGTTTAATGATAAATACGGCTTAACCCAAGCCGTATTGGATGGTCGGAAGACTATGACAAGAAGAGTTTATAAATTACCAGCTAAATCATACGGAGGATTAGAAATTGAAGATAATAAAATAATCACATTTGATATAAGTGGGGAAGAAATAGCAACATCCCCGAAATACTATATTGGCGAAGTAGTTGCCATTGCACAACCATATAGAAATATTGCACATCCCGATGACGGTTTCCTTGATGAAAGATATGAAGTTAAAGACGAATATGTTGCAGGATGGGCAAATAAGATGTTTGTACGTGCCGACCTCATGCCGCACCATATCCGAATTACAAACATAAAATTTGAAAAGTTACAATCTATCTCCGAAGAAGATTGCTTGAAAGAAGGTGTTATTAAAAGATTTCACTCACCAGCATGTAGAAACTTTTACTATGTGCCAAACGTGGAAGTTAAGAGTAAGGATGATGTTTATTTGACATCACAAGAAGCATTTTCCGCATTGATAGACAGAATATCCTGCAAGGGTACATGGAAATCGAATCCCTATGTCTTCGTTTACGAATTTGAACTGATTGATTAAAATTTATTATGGAAACCGTGGAACTGATAATTAAAGTCTCCATCTCTTTATTCAATGCCATTGCATTAGGATTTGTCCTAATCCTGGTAAGCAGATGGCATAGGCGCATGGAGGACAAGCTGAATGAGATAAGGGAATACACCCGTAGGGTTTCAGAGTGTAACCGGTTCATTTATATAAACCAACTTGAATGGCTGAAAAGCGCAATGATTAATGAGGAACGGTACGAGGAGGCTGCTAAAATCAATAAATGTATTGAGGATGAGTATAACAAATTAAAGAATAGTAAACATGAATCTAAATGAATTGCGCGACCGCGCCTATAAAACCGCTTGCAACCACGGTTTTCACGATGAAGAGCTGAGTAATGAACACTGCCTTTGCCTTGTCATATCCGAACTTATGGAAGCTGTGGAAGCGGATAGAAACAATAAATATGCTGATAGGAAATCTTTCAAAGATTATTATGAGGATGAAGAGCCGCATGGAAAATCCAGTGTAAGCTGCCCCCTAAAACCAAGCGATTCTGCCCCCTTGTGCTAAAATAATCCTACCCCCTTGATTCCAA